TTGGCTACGTTTATTGAAATGCCAGATAATTTTAATTTTCCAAACACGGTGGAATTCTGCCGAAAACTCGAATCATTAACTTCAGATTTCGAATACGTAATCGATTACGGCAAAATGAAGAATGTCGAACCTTTTGGAATGTTATTAATTGGTTCCACTATTCGCAAAATGATTGCGAATAATGACGGAGCTAATTTTCATGCAATAAACTATACAAATAATGACTATGCTGCACATATGGGATTTTACCAAAGTATTGGTCTGGATTACGGGAAGGCTCCAGGTGAGGCAAAAGGAAGTAATACTTATTTACCCATCACTCAACTAAAAATTCAAGATATTCGCGAAGAATCAAGGTTTTCAAGAGAACATATCGTCGATACAGTAGAACGACGAGCACATGATATAGCAACTGTTTTATCTCGAGAGAACAAAAATTTGAAGGAAGTTCTAACTTATTCTATAAGAGAAATAATGAGAAACGTAATTGAACATAGTGAGGCCGATTCCATATGGTATGCGGGTCAATATTGGCCGTCAAAAGACCGTGTTGAGATTGCTATACTTGATGAGGGGATCGGTGTTTATAAAAGTTTAAAACGTAACCGAAAACTAAAAATAAAAGATAACGGTGACGCGCTATTATTGTCTGTAGAACCCGGAATTTCGGGTAAGGATATACGATTGGAAAGGAAAAGAGATGAGATATATGGAAACACCGGATATGGTTTATATATGACTAGTAGAATATGTGAAGATGGTGGCGATTTTCTGATTGGAAGCGGCGACAGAATACTTGGAATTTCTAGAATTGGAAGTAAACTATTCAATACGGCAACTTTTAATGGAACTGTAATTAGAATGAGAATAAAACCATCTCGAATTGAAACGCTTGAGAAGCATCTTACTAGGTATTTAAAAGAAGGCGAAGAGCGAATTAGAACTCACAGAAAGAGTGAAGTGATTTCAGCATCTCAATCCTCACGTTTGTTACTATTAAATAAAAATGATGACTAAATTCCATCTCCCCGCCCAGCCACACGGCCAGGCGGGGTTTCGTTTTATTCGCGTTCCTTCGTCTGCTTCACCACCTGGTGCCCGTACACCGCAAAGGCGCCGCACAGGATGCCCTGGATCACCGACTGCACTGTGAATCCCTGCAGTGCCACGACAGCCGCCACCGCGGCGGCGGTAACGGCGTACACGATCGTCCAGTCCGGCACACGGGGCGTGTTTTTCAGGATGATTCCGAGCGCCCAGCAGGCGGCCACGACGACGAACAGCGACGGGTCGATGAGTGCGAAAAGGGTTTCCCAGTCCACGATCATTTCACCTCCGGAATGAGTCCGGCCCGGTGCAGGATCGTCACCAGCCGGTAAAAATCAAACGACCCGCCATTCGGCGAGTCGATGAGCCCGGCGCGTACCGCAGCCTCGACAGCCTCACGCGCCCACGACGGCACGCTGTCCATGCTGTCGCGCTTCCGCAGCGCTTCGACTTCCCGCTGGAGCGTCGCCACTTTCTCCTGCATCTCTTTCAGCGCCTCCATGGCTTTTCTCGCCTCCTCGTCGTATTTTTCGAGTTTGTACGCCGAACGGATCGCCATGATTTTTTCGGCATACGCCGGGTCCGTCGCATACCCGCACGCCCGCAGCGCCCGCGCCTGGCTCTCCGGGTCCGGCGCATCAACAACGGCACGATACCGGGCGTTATTGAGAAACAACAGCGCCTGATCCTTGAGGCAGTGCTCGATGCTGTCGTAGGCCCGGAAGTCGGCCGCGGTCTGCACGGTGCGGCCGTCGTAGACCTCCCAGGTCCCCTTTCGGACGGCTCGGCCGTCCCAATACGGCGTGCGCTTGCCAGACCCCACCTTGTACCCGACAAGGTTGTTCCAGCTGTTCAGCTTGCCGCCGGTCTCCAGCAGCGTCTGGGCGACGCTCACGGACGGGAAAAGCGGGCCGCCGTCAACTCGGACCTTGACGGCGACCGGCGCCACAGTGGAGATGAATTCGGATCGGGTCATCGTTCGCCCCCCTCCAGCCGGTCAATCCGGCGATGTGCAGATTTCGCGCTTTCCTCCACCCGGGCGACGCGCTCCACCAAGTCAGCGTAGTCCTGCCGCATGAGACGGATTTCCACGCGCATGTCGTCCACCGCCTGCCGGATATAGTTCACGCTGGCACGCAGCTCTCCGTCCGCCGCCCCATCCTGTCGCACGGTCCGGGACCGGCCGAGCCAGCCGAGCACGATGCCGCTGATTGCGGCGGCGGCAGATATGAGTGCCATGATCGTCACGTTGTCCAGAATGACCACCCCCAATATAAAAGGCCCCGCTTATGCGGAGCCGATCAAGGAATTGCGATAATCCGATATATTCTGAAGTCAGTCAGTTGATCAGAGTTTCCCTGCTGTCTGTGAATCCGAATATAATACGGGCCAGATAAGTCACTAACGTTTAGCACACGCATACTTGAATGATCAATTATTGTGCTCGAAGTACTTGCATCAGTTTTTTTTGTGAAGTTGTGTATATCCCCATTCTTTTCTGTTGAAACTACTATACTTGCATTCCCCCAAACTGTTAAGGTTTCAAAGGACTGAACGGCTATATAGCTTATATTGGTTAAATCAACCGGATAATTAGTTACCCACGTACCTTGTTCATTTGTCGAATCAGTTCTGATTCGCAAATGGTCAGATTCTTTCGACAGGGTTGGTGAACCATATGAATACCCGGTCACCCATGACACGTATTCTACTCCGGCGATGTAGAGCGGTATGACATCACTCCCCTCACCCTGTAAGATAAAATTTCCGGTTGTGGTGTTGTATCGAAGCGTAACAATACTACCGGCTTTCAGCATTCCCGCTGCAACATCGAGCCCGTTCGCACGCTTGATTGCCTTCGCCCCGAGGCCGTTCACGTTGACGGTGGCGGGTCCCGTGTTGTCCACGTTGATTTTGACAGTGACCCCCATCCCATCCACGTACGTGCTAGGCGCCGGGTTGAGCGTGACGGAATATGCGTTTGCGGAGCCGGTGGCAACGGCATAGCCTGGTTGACGGACGTAATCTGCTATGTGATTCGTGAGGTTCGTCTGCACAGCGTCCACCGTGTCCTTCCGCGCGATATCATCCGCAGCCGCCGGAGCCGCCACTTTCGCCCGGCCGGCGGAGTCACGTTGCACGACACTGTTCGGCGTCGCAGCGCTGGTGGCCCCGTGGACGCCGGTGGTAGCGTTGATATGCGCGTTTGCAAGTGAAAGCGTTGTCGGCGGCAAGTCGTACCAGTTTGCCGTTCCTAAGATCGTCTTAATTCGGTTCGCAATCCATGAAAGCCACTGCGTAAGCGTTCCAGGGCCGTTGTTTGCCGGTACTTGAGTAGGGTCGGCAGTGCGATTTCCGATCTTAGCGTCGGTCACCGCGTTGTCCGCCAGTTTTGACGACGTTACGCTTCCATCCGGATGGTCGAGAACAGAAGCGGTTTTGTGGGTGACCAACCCTTCAGTCACATCATTGATCTCCTGTCCGATCTGGTTCATGTCCGCGGGCTGGACGATATCCCCCATTTGCCAATCAGTCTTAGCCATCAGCTCGTCACCTCGGTAACCGTAATGTTTTGCAGCATGAGCGTGTCAGCTGTGATCGGCACGTGCACGTTGTTGCTCGTGATCACGTTTCCGGTCGCGTCCTGCAGCTCGATCAGCGTGACAAGCGACACCTCGGCCGCCGGGATAATGTAGTTGAGCGCCAGCGTGTTGTCAGTGACCTGCTTTACTTCAAACTGCGTAATCTCGTAGCTGCCGTTGAGTACCACCTTAGCGACGCGGCTGTCGACATATCCGGCCACATCATTCAAAAACTGTTGCGCGATCATACGACAGGCACCTCCGTTCCCAGCGTGGCGAACGGTTGTATGCCAAGCTGCCACGTGCCCAGCTGGTAGTTCCACATAATAGGCCGCAGACTGATGCTCTCCTGCAGCCCAATGTCCGCCCGCAGTGACGTGTTCTGTTGGTAGACCATGTTGGCCGGCTTTATTGTTTCGACAGTATGGATGACCTCGCGAAAAACGTTCGCGTTTTCGATGTTGGTCGTGACGTACAAAATGAAGTTTTGCACGTCGACCGACACGATCGTCATGCCGGGACCGACCAAGGCGTCCAGCTGCTCCTGCAAGTACCGGAGCGTGAACGGCGGTTTCGTCGAATACCGATTGATGAGCCGCTTGCGCCGGAAGTTGAGCGATTCGGTCTGCGGATCTGCCTGAATGCCGAGCATTCGCTCCCGGCGCCTCACGGCCTCGGCGCTGGCGGTCATCACGAACTGATCGTCAAACAGCCGCTGGACCGCCGCCTCCAGATCGTCCAGCTCGACGCTTTCCGTATTGGCCAGCTCAGTAAAATCCTTGATCTGCCGGTAGTAGTCCGGCAGATACGACATGATCCGCTCAGACATTCACCGTCACCGCCCCCAACACCGGGATGTCTTCTTCCCCCAGCGTCACGTTCGCAGTACTGCCGTTTATCGTCGTCCCAGTGATGTCGATGACGCCAGGCACCCCCAAGATCGTCGCTTCGATGAGCGCCACCCGGACGACGAGCTGCGTCTCGTTCGCCCAGCTCTTCCGCAGCCCGAGCAGGTACGCTTCGATCGCTTCCTCGATCGGCTCCTGCACCTGGCCAACCGTCACCCCTTCCGCCAGTGTCACGGTCGTCGCTACGTCGATCGTCACGGCCTGCACGCCGGCGATCGTGACCTGGTGACCGATTGGAGCGGTCCCGAGGCCCTGCCCGCTGCTTGCCGGCGGGTCGATCAACTCCTGTACCTCGTCGATCAGTTGCTGGGACGGAACGCCCCAGTCGGAGGCGATGATTGTACATTTCACCGTGCCGCCGCCCTGCCACGCCGGGAACACTTTCACCCCACCAACGCCATCGATGGCGCCGATCTTCATTTTGTAGTCGGCTACGTTCCCGCCGAACGCCGGCCGGCTGATCTCCTCGTAGAACCGCTGCCGCAGCGTTTCGTCATCCTCCTCATCCTCGCCCGGCACGAGCACGGCGCCCAGCTCCGCCCGGGACAGCCCCGGAATGTACGTGATCGGCAATAGCGCGCCGAAGTGCTGATTGCCTACCGTGCCAGCGGTCTCGCATTCCAATGTGTAGACGCCGGTGCTGATCTTGGAGACGGCGGCGTAGTTGATTCCTTCGATTGAAAATCGGCTGCCGAGCGGGATGTCAAACGGGACGTCGCCGGCGCCGTAAAACCGCCCTTCCCGCTGGGCCTTGGTGGCCGGCCGACGGATGATTCCGAATTCTGCGGTCCGCCGGCTCAAATATTCGCCACTGGCTGTGTCCGCAAAGGACAGGTTGTAGTTGATGTCGAGCTCGGCATACAGCTGCGCGAGCTCTGCGGCCGCCGGCGCCATGGCGTCGTAGATGACCGATCCGGGGCGCTTGTCTACGCTGTCCGGCACCCGCGCCAGCATCCGTTGCAGGATTGCCTCGTAGGTCTGATGCTCATACACGCGCCGTCACCTCCTCCTGGAATGAACCGAACGACGACACGACGGTGAACCGGACGGTCGCGGTGTCCCCAGCAATGTCGATCTGAAAGTCCGTGACGCTGTCGATCCGGTCGTCCTGCGTGAGCGCCTCCGTGATCCGCCGGCGAAGCTCGGACTGGACAAATACCGGATCCCGGCCGACCAAGTTGGCGAGCTCGACGCCATAATCGGCATCATAGATCATGTGCCGGAACCGTTCCGTCTGCAGCGCCTTGAGCACTGCCTGCCGGACCGCATCCAGCCCGTCGATCGTCCAGGCTGCGCGGCCACGCTCAAAATCGAGCCGCCACGTGCGCGACGGCTGCGTGACCGTTTCGGTGTTCTGCGTGTCGATGCTTCCGCCTGTCGGGATCATCCGCCCACCACCTTGTCCAAAATCAAATATTTCTGGCCACCCTGGACCCGGAGCAGCGCCACCCGGTCACCGGCCTGGAGCCCCCGGCGGATGACGACCGGCTGCGTCAGTGCGTCGCCCGTCGTGCCGCCGGGTGCGGTGTGCGCGTGCCGAAGGTCAACCTCTAGCCGGGTCAGGGACTCCGGCACAATCAAAAAATCCGCGTCGAGCGTGAAACGTTGGTCCACGTTCACCTCGAGCGGATTTGTCTTGGTCACCGTCCCAAACATCACGGCCACCGGAGCAGCGGCTTCCACAGCCGTCAGGGCGGCCTGTCGGATTGCGTTCAGCATGTCAGATCACCTTCAACGTGATGGTCATCGTATGATCGGCGCCGTCGAACCGGTGCGTCACCTCGTCGACCATCATCGGCTGATTGATGCCGAGCGCTTCGATGACGACCGGCAGGTACATGCCGGCACGTACCCGAATGTCGCCGATAGCCTCCAGCTTCAGCGTGCGCTGCTCCCTGTTCTTGAGCGCAGCCAGTCGGTTCAAAAGCTCATTGATCTGAGCCGCATTCATGTCCTCATCCACGGATTCATACAGCTGAAGCACGCCCCACTTTGCGATGTTGGCGCTGTCCTGCACCATATAGACCTCACGTTTGCCGGTCTTCTGGTTATCTTTGTACAGCTTAATCCGGTTGTACGTGTCCGAGTCGATATCTCGGCCGTACTCAAAACCGGTCATCAGGCTGCCGTCGCCGATGTAAAAACCAGCCTCGAACGCCCGCACGTCACGGAGCGACAGCGCGCCGAAGTCGTCGAAGAACACGAAAAACCGCCCCGTGGCCGACATGGTGAGCGTGTTTGCCTTCTCGATGATGTCCAGCAGCGTCTGGCCGTCCTCGACCATGGACGGGATGCGGTAGCCGGTGTCGTCGATTCGGCCGACTTTCAGGTTGAAGTCAGCCGCGATCTTCCGGATGACGTCGCCAGTGGTGGCATTTTTGAAAACGTATGTGCCTTTGTTCAGCAAATACCTGATCTGGTCGTAAGCCTTCACGCTGATTTCGGCGTCTTGGTTCTGGCGAACGTTGAACACGTATCCGTAGAAAACATTGACGTCGTCCTTCCGCACCCGGACAATGTCACCGTTTTGGACCGTGAACGCCTTGTCCTGGTAGATGCCGCTGCCGATGAGCGTAAAGTCGACGCTCGCCGGTCGGCCGACACGGGTGGTCGTCCAGGTCAGGTCCTTCACGATCTCCGAGACGTCCCAGACACGGCCGTTTTTGTTATCAACGAGGATTTCAAGCAATGACGCCACCGCCTCCCGTGGGCAGCTTGAGCACCATCCCCACCGGCAGGGACTTAAGCTGCGCGTCGGACAAGCCGTTCAGCTTCTGAATCTCGCGCCACCGGCTGCCGTCGCCGAGGACCTTCTGCGCCACCTTCCACAGGCTGTCTCCGGCGACGAGCGTGTACGTTTTCGGCGGCACACGCTCGTCCGGGCGCTTCGGCTTGGGTTTCTGCACCGTCGCCCCGCCGCCGGACTGCTGCGCCACTTGCACCCGCCGAGCAGCATAGAACCGGTATTCTTTCAGCCGAAGCGAAAAAGAAATGTCGCCGGGGCTGCCGGCGACTTCTTTCCATTCGAATCCCTCGATACTGACCGGAGTATTTACTTCCATCGTGGCGGTCACGGCCGTGAAACGGATCGGCCGTTTCGAATCCCACCATTTCATGATGTAGTCGATATATGCCCGCGGCTCCAGCACGATCGACGCCGTAATGAACGGATACGACTGCGCCGGGAACAGGCTTTCGATCGTGTACTCGGCCAAGTCCCGGTCCTTGATGACGTTGATCTTGCCGAGCTTGTACACGTCATGCCCGGCGCCGTCCCCGCGGATGGATGGACCGATCTCGCTGGGCAGGACGGGCAGCTCAAACCCTTCCTCCTGGTTGTTCCAGCTGAGCCAGATGCCGTATTGTTTGGTCATAAAACCACCTACCCGGCAGGTAAATAAAACTTTCCTGCAGAATTTTGTAAATGGCGGGGCGCGAAAAAGAAAGGCTTGGTGCTTATGCCCAAAATCGATCTTGAATCATTATTCGGTGGCGAGGAAATCGATATTGATTGCCCTCAATGCCAATCGAACTTCAAAGTCAAATTCGAAGAAATCATGAATGATGGAAGCATCGTAAAATGTCCGCATTGCCAGGTAGACATTCAACTGAACCACGACGAGACGACAAAGAAAACTCTCTCAGACGCCGACAAGGCATTGAGAAAGTTTGATAAGACCCTGAAAAATTTAGAAAAAGCCTTCAAAAAATTCGGTAAATAACTAATCTCGCGCCCCGTATTTCTTTTATTCGACCAACCGTTTTAATTCATCAGTTGCTTCATTGATGGCAGTAACTATACTGCCATCTATTTTTACGGTTCCAATAAACCGATCACCCTTTTGCTCGCAAATGACCTTCGTAGAGCGGATGATCTTTTCACGTAATCTTTCAGTGATACTATTGATGATGGCCTCAGACAAGTCTAAACACCCCCTTTGCCGAAGAAGCGATCTGCTCGTTCAGCGCCTCCTCGATCCGCGCGATCACCGTGTCGATATCCACGTCTTTACTGATCGGTCCGGTCTGCACCCGAACCGACGGGCGGAGCGTCACGAAGTTCTGAATGCTCTTCATCTCTGCAAGCTCGCGCATCATCTTCAGGTCCTCACTGCTGATGTCCACGGTGTCGCGGATCTTGCCGACTTCGTCGACTTTGCCAATATTGGGTTTGGTCTGCCACTTGGAAAAATCAAAGCCGGCAGCTGTTTGCGCCACTTTCTCCGCTTCCTTTTGGGCACGCTTAGCGGCGCGAGCCTCAAGGAAATCAACAACCTTTTGTTCGCGTTCGGCAGCTTTTTGAGCTGCTCTTGCGAAAGCTTCGGTTTTCTGGATTTGTGCATATTCTTTTAAGTTTTTGGCGACATTTTCAAAACTGAATTCTGCAGCAATTTCATAAGAAGAGCCGGTTATTTTATTTACAAGCTCTAAAACTTTATTGATGCCTTTAATAATGCCATTGATAACAACATCATAAATTTTTCCGACTGATTTTGCCCACCACTCAAACGGCCCCATCAACCATTCGACAAACTGCCAAAAATAACCCGGAATTTTGTCGAAAAAGTTCAAAATAGTGTTCCAAGCACGCATGAGGGCGGCTGCGAATTGGTCATTCGTCTGCCACAACTTTACCAGCCACACAATCAACCCGACGATCAGCGAAATCAGGAAGATAAAGATGTTCGCTTTCTGTGCAGTGTTCAGCGCATGCCAAGCAGCGGCCAGTCCTTTCGTTGCAAGAGTTTGAGCAAAAATAGCAATTGTCCCTTTTCCTAAGGCTAGGGTAACAATACCTTGTGCGGCCGCGACAGCCAAAGCCCGAAGGGCCCAAATCCCCATTACAGTTGCGATTCCCCAAATGATTGGACCGATCGTCGGCCAATTTGTAGTAATAAAATTGGTGATTGTGCCAACCACGTTCAGCAACCAAACTGCAGCCACGGCCGCAGCTGCAATCGCTTTACCTGCTCCTTCGATGCCGGCGGCCATCTTCGGGTCGTTGAGCATTTGGCTGATGCGTTGGATTGCTGGTCCGAATGCCTGAATCGTTCGATTTTTCATTGTGTTCATGATATCTCCAAACGTCCGCGGCATGGAAGCAAATTTCTGGTTGATTTCGTCCGCTGCCGCAAACATGGCCCCCTTGATAATGTCCGCGGTGATTGTCCCCTTAGCAGACATCTCTTTGAGCTCGCCAACGGATTTTCCGGTAAAACGAGCAATCGCCTGTGCGAGCATCGGGGCGTTTTCCATGATTGACCGGAACTCATCCCCTTGCAGCCGGCCAGCTGCCATGGCTTGCGCCAGCTGATACATGCCGGCTTGTTGTTCGGCCGTGGAGGCTCCGCCTACTCGGAATGACTTTTGCATGAGCTCAGCAAAAGCGATTAGTTCGTCATTGCTTTGAAAAGCATGTTTTGCCAAAATCCCGAGGCGCCCGATAACACCGGCCATATCCGAGTAAGAGCCCCGAGCCCGGTCGGCAGCCGCAAAAATTTTTTCTTGCAGTTGAGCAGTTGTTTGTAACCCGTCATTGATTAGATCAAGCCTTGCCAACGTATTCACATATTCATCACTGATATTGGCAACAGCCCGTGCACCTCGCAAAGACAGATAGGTTGCCGCGATACCTTTGATCGAATTGAGCAGTCCCCTAGCTCCTTTTTCTCCTTGTTTTATTGACTGATTGAACCGTTTTTGTGCTTGATCCGCCTGATCAATCTGTCTGCGGATTTCTGCTTCAGCCGAGGCGATTTCCTTTTTTGCCGCTGCCAACATGCGGCCTACATTTGTATTTCGTTCAGTAACGTTTTGCATTTGTTCGAACGTTCGAATTACCAGATTCATGCTGGTCATGATTGATTTGAGCGGACCGGACATGGCGTCCATCATTTTGAGCGTGGAGGAAATGGTTGGCATGAAATCACCCCTTTTGGGTATATAAAAAGCACCCGTTGAGGGTGCTTAGAAGTATCTTGAGTCGTATGTAATCTTCACGATTCCAATGGTTTTTTCAGAGTCCTCTATGAGCCAAAACTCATCTATTGACTCGTGTACTCGCTGATATTTTATCGCCGATCCGGTGTTAGTAACCAATGTTATATTCGGCCCTGGTTCGATTCCGAATAAAGCAAGAGCATGTTTCCCGTCCTTGTATTTTTGACCCGTACCGTAAAATGTAAACCTAACAACCTTCCCGTCTATGAAGAGGAATTCCTGGTTACCATTATCATAGACATAAGTCAAAGCCTTATATTTCTGCCCATTAGCACTGGAAAAACTCCAATCTTCTTTTGATTCAGGCTCACCAAGCAATTCAATCAGTTGCTTTTCACTAATGCCCGCAAACTGGACGGCGTTAATAATCATATCTTCGCCTGCTTCTTCAACCACCGCGGAACTAGTTGGTGCGGCTTGTTCGTCCGTGCTTGCAGGTATTTGCCCGCAAGCGGCCACAATAATTAATAGCAAAACCCCCAAAGTAAACAAAACGCTTTGCCTGTACAAATGTAAGCCCTCCCGCGCATATTTTTTGGCAACATTTTACCACGATGTACGCGGGAAGGGCTATTTCCGTTTCGTTTTTCGCTCTGCCTTCGCAGCTTCTCTCCGCTCGGCTTCAATCCGAATGTCGATCGCGGCCATGATGAAGGCTTTTTCCTCCCGCGGCAAATTCACAAACTGCCCCGGGAGGATTCGCAGTTTGTGGAGGGCGTAATACGCGTAGTTCGCCTCCGCGTCGCCCTCCCGAATCAGTTTTTTGCCTCTTCGACGAGCTCCTCCATTTCCACGTCGAAGCCGCTGAGCTCAGAAATCTTTTGCGCGAGCGTCGCGACCTCCCCAGGAAGCAGAACCCGGTTCAGGTACTCCTCCGGCGTCGTGCAACCGAGCTTCTTGATACTTTCTGCATCCTTGAAATTCGGGTCCAACGTGTGCTCGATGACAACGGCATTGTTGAACCCCTGCGCGTCGAATTCGACCTTGCGGCCTTTGCTGATGCGCGTGTACCGCTTGCGAAGGTCGTCAAACGTTTGGTTGGTCATTGCTTTGATTTTGAATTTCAACAGTTCGCCGTTCGGGCCGCGGAACCGGTTAGAGACAACCACCTCATCAGTCAGCCCGTCGATCGGATGCGCGTTCAAAAATTCCTGCAGCGTGCTGCTCATAATTTACCCTCCTGAAAAATAGGGCGCCCGAAGATCAGGCGCCCGTGATGGTGTTGAAGGATTCGAGGATCTCATAATCGCTAAATGTAAACGGCAATTCTTCCTCCAGTCGGTCATCGCTGGTGGCGTCGAACTGTGCCGCCGACACACTGTCCAGATTGCAGCCTTTCAATACCACCCGCTGCCGGCCGGCCGAAGACTGCGGGTCTTCGTTCACAATCATGAGATCGAACCAGAAATCCCGGCCGGTTTTCACGTACTCCTGCATCAGCTGGCGGAACAGCGACGTCACGTAATACACGGTCAGCGTACCGCTGCCGCTCCAACCGGACGAAACCTGCGGCGTATTCGTCCGGCCGAGTACCGGCACGTCGACTTTGTTTTTCTCGATCGTGGCCTCGATGGACTTGGCGTAGAAGAGCTCTTCCACGCGGCCGTTGATCGTGATATACGCCTTCGCCATCTTGCCGCTGATGGCATCTTGCTCGCGCATGAACGGCATCCGCTATCACCTCACCGTCACGGTCATGTAAATTTTCTCAATGCTGTCCACCGGCTGCACCCACTGGTTCACGACGACAGCGTCCGAATCCGCACCGGGCAACACTTCCAGGTCGGCCTGCGGGTCAAAGTTCTGGATGGCGCCAATGTTCTGATACTGATTGACGATGTTGATGATCTCGGACTTGAACAGGCTCCGACCGTCGTCATTGTTCGGCACCTTGCCAATGTACGACTGGCTGAACACCCGCATGTAGTCGTTCGCGAGTCCGTCCAACACCCGCAACACGCGGTTTTTCGAAAACGCCTTGCCTTTCTCCGGCGTGAACGTGTGCAGGGTGTTGATGTCCTGCTCCACCACCGCGCGGCCATCCATCGGGATGAACACGAATTCGCCGTTTTGAAGGGCTGCGACGATCTGGCTATTCGTGTACCGCGGCGCGACATCGTCAGCGCCGTCATACGCCTGGTAGGTCAGCGACTGGTTGGCCGCCGCCCCAGCCGTCGCCCCGGCCACCCAAGCGACCGCCTGCGCCGCTGTGAGCGTCGTTCCGTCGGCGAGCACAACGCCGTTCTTCACCGAGATAACGCCCTCGTAGTCGGCCTCCGGATAGTTTTCCACGACGACCTGGATCTTCTTACCCTCGTCCTCCCGGAGCCGCTTCACGAACGAAACGAACACTTCTTTCGTCGCCGTATCCGTCGCCGTGAGGCCGATCGTCTGGAAGTCGTGTACCTCGATCGCCGCCAGATAGTCCAGGTAGTCCTGCGCCGTTACGGTGCCGTCCGTGCCGCCCGTCAGCGGTGTGCCGGCCGTCGGCGTGACATCGCCGGTACCGGTGAAGTTGACCCACGCGTTCGCCTGCAGCTCGTCGAGCGTGGCAACGGTCTGCGAATCGACCTCCTGACCGGCGACGAGCGTCTTCACGTCGAACTTGGCCGGGTCGTCGATGTTCGCCTGGATGATGACGCTGATGTCGTTGCCGCGGGCGCCGCCGTACTTCGCCGTCACGGTCAGACCGCCAACCGTAGCTAACGCCTGCGTGCCGGTGTTGAGCCGGTACAGGAGCAGCGTCCTGGCCCGTTTCAGCGCCTCCCGGACCAGCAGCAGCTGCGGCGCCGTGATCGGATAGCCGAGCACCTCGAACGTGTCCGCGCCGGCCTCGACCGTGATTACCTGCTTTGCCGGGCCCCAACTGAGCGCCAGCGGCAGGCTGACGATGCCGCGCTCACCCAGCGTTCCAAGCGCTTGCTGCTCGGTTCGGAAATTGATATACACTCCAGTGCGTGTCTTGTTTTGAGTCGTCCACGTTCCACCGGGCATGTCACGTCACCTTCCTTTTCGCGAAATCGTCGATCAGGCGTCGGGCCTGCTCGACAGTGTAGGTTTCGCTGTCCTTCATGAGCGCGCGCAGCACGTCTTTCTGGACGGCGGTGAATTGTTTCGACGCCAAAAATTGCGCCTTGGTGTAGGCGGCCGGTCGGGCTTCTGCCTCCGGGGCCGCCGTTTTCTTTTGGCTCACTTCAACCCCTCCTGCACGTCCAGACTCGCCATCGCCGGATCGTCCGGCCGCGGCGCCCAGACGTGGAAATCATAGTTCACGAAGAAGTGCAGCACGTCGTCCACGATTTCAAACCGCATTCCCGTCCCGCGGACCGGGCGGCCAGCCACCTGGATCTGCTGAAGCGCCTTCGTCAGCTGCTCCGCCACGTCGTACATGGCGGTGTTGCTGCGATCCGGTGCAAAATACCGAACCACAAACGGGTGGTACCGGAGGAACCGCCGGCCGAGCTCCTGCGTAAGCTCCGGCTCAAGCAGGCGAACGAAAAAGCAGGGCGGTTCAAGTTTCTGCGGGATCTCCTCGTCGTGGATCGGGATGTCCGGGAACACGGCGTCAAGCGCGGCATGGACGGCATAGCGGACGTCGTTGAATGTCACCGGTTGACCCATGACATCACCCTTTCCTCGGCGGCCGGCCGTTCATGAGATCGTTGAGCAGCCGCGTCACGCGCTTTTCCAGATAGCGCGGCAACTCGCGCTCAATTTCCTGCATGGAGATGGTCATCATGAAACGACCCTCGACCCACTTCGTGAGGTCTTTCCCGGTCCGATGGCCGTACTCAACGAACTGGGCATAGTGCGTATTGTTATAAATTTCGACCTGGTACGCATCGCCCCGGCGCTCGACCCGGCCAACCTGCCAATTCCGCCGCAACTGTCCCCGAGTCGGCGCTTTCGGATCTTTGTTAACCGGCGTCCGCTTTTTGATTTTCCTTTCAGCGCGGTAGGCCATCTCAAGCAGGAAGTCCTGGATGAACCGCTCGATGACACGCTCGTCAAGCGCTTTTTTGAACGTCTTGGCCAGGTGTTCGAACTCGCTGAAATCGAACTTTCCCCACTTGGGCATGCCATCACGCCCAGTCTTCCCGCTGGATCGACACTTCTTGGTGCGTCGAGTACAGGAACGGCTCCCCGGCGGTGTACCGGCGCGTCACCGCGCCGCGGGTGACCTCGAGCAAATCCCCTTGCCGGATCTCCACCTCCGGCGCGATGAACAGCTTCGTTTCATACCGGATTTCGTTCTGCGCCTCGGTCTGGTTGTTCTGGCCGAGCGCGCGCCGCGAGATCCGGCAGGACTGATCCACATAAACCGGCTGCGGGACGAGCTTCGTCGTTTTCGTTTCCGGATCTTTCACCGGCTGGTGTCGGTAGATCGTCGCCCGGTCCGTATACATCCGTTCAATCGCCCGGCGGTGCCGCTCGATATTCATCGTCACCACCTCAGCCTGCGGTACCGGTTGAGATCGACCCGGTAATTCAGCACGACCTCGTCGATCACCGACTTGGCCGTGTTGGTCAGCCCAGCAGGACGGGCCGGGGCCGTCGACGTGTCGCCGACCCGGATCTCCTCACCGGGTCCGTTCGTCTCCGCGATCCCGGGTAGGTTCGGCTGCTCGATCCTGAGCGCGTCGATCGTCATAGACACCCAAACGGGTTCAAGCCCGGGCGGGATCTCGGACAGATTCGTGTAATGCAGAATGCGCTGACCGATCTCCTGCACGTAGAAGTCGATCAGCGCATCATGCGAGTCGTCCAGCCCCAGCCGGAGCTTGATCGCGGCCAGGACCTCAGTCGCCGGCATCGCGGTCGCCGCCCTTCTTCCGTCGCTTCGACTTTTCGGGAGCTTCTTCTTGCGGCTGCTCGACCGGCTCAGTCTGCGGTTGCGCGGCGGCCTTCGCCTGCTTCATCTTCGCGGCCAGCTCACGGCGCCTGCGTTGAAATCCTGTCAGGCTCATACCGGACCACCTCACGCAATTTTGAAAACATGCTTCACAATCCGGATCGCCTTCGGTTCGTAGACACGTTCCCAGTTCGCACCATCGGCCAGCTCCGCATTTTCCGGGAACACGTCAGCAACATTTTCCTCCGTCCACTTCACGCCGCGCGGGTGCAGGATGAAGATCCGGCGGTTGATGAGGAAATCCTCACCGGACGAGGCGAGCGAATCGCGGTCAATTTCCGTCGGAATGATTTTCGGATGCGAACCGTTGCCCAGCGCAATCGCACCAGCGCCGAACAAATAAATCACGCCGGTTTTCGTTGCCGTGTCATACGGCATCGAATCGTCGACGATGACGCGCTTGTTCATGAAATACGGAATGCGAGGCGACTGATCTTTCTCCTGCACATATTCGATCAGTTGCCGCTTGGCCAGATACGACTCGACCATGCTGTGCATCATAACGCCGGTCAAAAGCTCCTTCGCGTCACCCATCAGTTGCACCGCGTCAATAAAGCTGTCGCCGCTGAGAAGGGCGGCATCGCCAGATTTCCCAGAAATGTCGAGAACGTGGTCAGCCATCGACGGCGATTTGAACACGCCTTCGAGCGTGGCCAGCAGGATCTTTTGCATCTCACGGGTCCAGTACGAAGCGACCAGGTCGGCGATCGCCCGCATAGGGTCATCGCCGGAAAGCAGCGCAGACAGTCCGTTCGCACCCCACGCGCGGGCGCGGCCGTGCTTGCGAGCCACGTCCTTATTGGAACCAATCTTGCCCGGCGTCAGCGCACCGTCGTCCTTCATCGTCTCAGAATCGCCCGTCAGGTCGTTCCAGAACGGCATATTGACCAGTGTGTTCGGGCCGCTGGCCAGCTCGTCGAACTCCTGCGTGTTTTGCACAATTCCAGATTGAACAAGTGCCGAAAGCTCCATCGTCCGCTGGATCACATACGGGTTGAAAACTTCCGGCTGAATAACGTCAGCAATGCGCGTCGTCAACTTTCATCAGCTCCCTTTCGCCAATGCTTGTAATTGTTTCGCGAGCTCAGGGTTTTCGCGGAGAATCCGCCCCTGCTCGGTCAGGTTAAAATGCTCCTTGCTCCAGGGGTTTTTGATCCCAACAGCCCCCTGATCGCGGCCATCCGCCGGCGTGGTGCCCCTGAATTGCGGTCCCTTGTCCTCTTTCTGGACGAACAAAAAAGCCTTGCTTTCGCGCAGGGCCTTCACTTGCTCATCGAGACCGGATTTGATGTTCCCGGCGTCGTCGAGCTCGATTTTCGATTTGTCCAGGAGACCGGCCACCAGATCCGGATCGTGGACCTGGCCGGCAATCGCCAGCTTGATGGCCGTCGTCACGCGAAGATCCTTCAATTCCGCCTCGTATTTCTCCTTGGCGGCTTTGTTTTCAGCCTGGAGCGCCTCAATCTGCTTTCTCAGTTCCTCGTTGTCGCCCGCAGATTTTTTCAGGCTCTCCAGCTGTTTGTCCCTTTCAGCCAGCGCCTCCTCGGCCTTCCTTCTGGCTTCGGAAACGTCGTTGTATTGGCTTTTGGGGACAAAGTGTTTCGGCAACTCCTTCCGGACCTCGGCATCAACCTTTTCGATGGTCTCATCCGAAATTCCGGCGTTTTTCAGAATTTCTTTCAACCAATCCACTGTGACCACCCTCCGAATTTGTATAGCGGTTCGAGCCGCTGCTGGTGTCCGGCCGATATACCCCGACCGTGGGGTACAAATTTGGGCCCCGGAAGTCTCATCCGGAGCCCACGGGTTCATATTCCGCTTCGAAATCCGCCTGTTTCACCGTTTCCAGCTTTCCGTCCGCGTGCTTCACGATGTAATCGCTCGTGTAGGCAACGACCACATCGAGGGCACCGCGGATCACGCGCAGCTTGACTCTGCCGTCTTTCTCGTAATCGATCGAGATCGGCAGGCCAACGAAATCGATGATTTCCTGCACGTGCGCCGGGTCGGCCGACATGAACTGAATCGCTTCGCAGTACGAGCTGCGTTTGTATTGCCCTACCGGCAAACGGCATCACCTCCCTGCGTATTTTTCCAGCCATTCCCGGTAAGTGATGTTCCCGGGCACGTAATACGTCTGCCCTTCCTCATCCCTAGCGATCCGCTCGCCAGGATCGAGCTCGTCGTCGAAGTACGGCACGACCGTGGAGCGACAGCGCGCGTGCAGCGGCGGATAGTTCACCCCGACTTCGCGCTCGGACAACGCGAACACGCGGCCGTCCATGCTGCGGCAGATTTCAGACGTCCGGCTATCCAGCGTGGCGAGGAATTCGTAACGGTCCACGACGCCGCTCGCCCGGTACCCGGCCGCCGTAGCCTCCCCGACGAAAAACGCCGTCTCCGTCTGCACCAGGCGCTCGGCGTTCGACAGCGACACGCGCATCCGGTCCGCCAGCTCGCGCGCCGTTCGGTCCGCGGACTCGCCGCGGATGAACGCCTGCGCCAGCCGCGTGCGCAGCTCGCCGATCAGCTTGTCCCGGTCTCCCCAGATCCGCTTGGACCAGTTGCTGCCGGCAAACTGCGTCCCCAGGACTGTCTCCAGCGCGTCCCGATCGATCTTTGCGAACGTTACGCCGAACCCGGTCCCGCGCTGGATCTCGTAGATCGTCCGGTAGTAGGTGTCCTCGTAGATGTCACCGAGGAGCTCCCTGGTGCGGCGCTGCCGGCTGCCGGCAAGCAACTCGACCACCTGCCGGATCTCGGTGAGCAGCGCCTCGTAGCGGCTCACGCGGACCCGATAGTAGACTTCATTCAACTGCTTGGTCCAGCGACCATCAGCGTTGTTTTTGGCCTTCTGGATGAATTCCTCCAGCGTCATCTTGAACTGGCGCAGCTCGCTGCCGGACAGCTGCCGGCGGGCCTCTGCCATGCTGACCTCGTTGTTTTTCGCATAGCGCTGATAGAAGACCTCAATCGCCCGCCTGATCTCCTCCGTCGCCCGAGCGTACTCCCGCGTCAGCTCGTCCAGGTAGGCGTCGGCCTTCGCGAACTGCCGGGCGGCGACCTCCTCGCTGCGGCGACGCCAGTATTCGGCCGGTTTCATTCTTCGTCACCGTCGTTTTCCGGCTGCTGCCCATCGGCCTGATCATAACCATCAAGCGGCTGAAGCGCAGCTGCGCGCTCCTGCCGGATCCGCTCCAGCTCCTCCCGCACGTCCGTCACCCACGGATGCTGTGCAACGAGCGTTTCCTCCGAGAGAATGCCGACGCTGTTCCGGATGTTCGTGATGGCGTCATTCTCGTTGATCAGGATGTCGCGATTGAAAATGAACTCGACTTTCTCCCCCGAGAAATCCCCGGCGCCAGTGTTAGCCAGATGGGCGTTCACAAACCACATAAGCTGCTCCAGCGATGCCTGGAACTCGGTTTCCATAATGTTCGCATCCATGTCCAAGTCAGCGTAAAGGAACTTAAGCGCGATGCCGGACGGTGAGTTTCCGAACCGTTCGGACTGCGTATCCACGCCTCGTCCAAACTCATAGATGTCTTTCCTCAGCCGATCCAGATGCTTCTCAATCGCTTCAGTGTCGATCTCCAAACCGAGCGTATCGACGCCGCCTTCGTCTGTCACTTTCACCGCCCGATACGTCGAAAGGTTCCGGCGGAACTCCCCGAGATCGGCGCCGTCATAGTTCCTGATGATGTAAATCGAATTGGGCAAGTCCTCTAGGTTGTTGCTGTGATCAGAAGTCTTCAGGTCGTAATCATCCACGAGCGACTTGATGACCCGGACTAACGGCAGCTCCTCGTCGTTGTATTTGAAACAGATAAACGGGACCTTTTCCCAGTTCATCGCTTGCTCCTGTTCGCCCTGAACAATGACGAAATGGCTGCCAACATCGCCCGCCTCCACGTCTGGGACCAGGCCGCCGGAGTCGAGCACGTATCGGCGCACGCCGGTCGTGTCCCAAAACTCCACTTTCGTGACGATCTTCCGGTCCGTCCCCTCGTAGACTTCGACCTCGTACACCCGAATGACCGCGTCCAGCTTCGTGTGATCCGCATCGCGCCACAGCGGGATGATCTCCTCGGACGGGATTTTTTTGAACGACAGATTGCCTTCCTCGTCGTAGTAGACGTGCAACCAAGCCTTGCCCTTGTTGACCGCCTCCTTGCCCAAGTTCTTCAGGAGGCGCAAAAAAGACCTGTCGAAAATCTCGTTCAACAGGTCCAAATATCGCCGATTTTCGGTCTGAATGCTCAATGGCTTCCCAAGCAAGTAACCGACCTTCTGGTCGACGAGTTTGCGGACGAACGCGTGCACGAGCCGGTTGTTCGCGAGATTGGTCACATCGACCAATTCGCCGTTCTCGCCGATCGCCATGCGCTTCCGCTGCAGGATGTCATGATCGCCGACATAATACCGCTGACCGGTGAGCATCCACCGGCGTTCTGTCGAGCGTAGCCACAGATCCACCTCATTCCGAATGATCTGGTCCAGCGTCATGGCCGATCGGGCGCCGCTCTCGATGATTTCGATGATGCGCTGCGTTTCGGTGGGCATGCCGTCACCTCCTGTCATTTGAAGCTGATCGCCGGCCCGCGGATCTCGCTTTCAAGCGCATACCGCACGGCGTCAATGGAGTGGTTGTCTCGGTCCGGGAAACCTTCTTTCCAGCCGCCGTTCCCGTCCGGCTCGAGCTCGTACCCTTCGAACTCCCTGGCCGTATTCGGGCATCGGTCCGGATCGATGACGATCTCCTCTAGGTCCTGCAGGAACTTGATGCCATACTCCACGCTGTCGGGTCCCTTTTTTGCCCCGACCACATTCACGCCGAGGTTCCGCAACTCGTTGATCGTTCGCGGTTCGGCGCTGTCCGCCGTTACCCGAGCGTTTGACTTGTTTTCGGCCTTGATCGCGTCCGCCAGCGCGCGGTTCGACATTCCGACCCTATGCAGTTCGTGGAAGATGTAAAGCCGGCGCCGCGTGGCGTCAAAGTGCATGACCGCGTAATGGGTCGGGTGCGACGCAAAACCAAAGTCGAGGCCCCGCTTGATCCGATCAAACCGGGCGATCTCTTCGTCGCTGATCCGGCGCAACGTAAGGTTGCGGAATACCTCGCCACCGGTCCCGACATCTTCGCCCAGGTACTCATGCCGGTAAGCGAGCTCATTCCGCTGCCTCAGTGTCTCGGCTTCGATGAAGAACTGCTCGCCGAGCCATTCACGCGGCACGTCCAAATATATGCTGTGGTGTACAAACCAGCCTGCAGGAGGGTTGTTTTTGTATTCGTGGACCCACGCCTTTCGGCTTTTGGGCGGGTTATACGTGTAAAAAACGCGGAAGCTGTCGCCTCCGCGCATGAATGTTTGATTGATCGTTCGGATATCTTCGACCGAGAACTCGTCAGCTTCTTCGTACCAGATGAATTTGACGTACCCACGGCGAAGTTTCCCGGACTTTACTTTGCGCGGATTGTCCGCGCCTCGGAATATGACCTTCTGACCGGTCGGCATATAGGTCAGTTGCATTGGGCTGACGCTTGTTTGCCACAAGTGCATGACACCAAGCTTCTCGATCGCCCAAAGCAGTTGTTCATACACGCTCTCGCGGATCGTATCCTTGACCTTCCGCAAAGCGACCGCGTTTGCCTGTGGATCGCGCATCATACCGACGATGATCTCGACGGCCGCGAACGTCGATTTCGTGCTGCCACGGCCGCCGCTGAGAAGGAAGTGCGTTGCGTCGCCGTTTTTGATCGCGTGATGGACGGTGTAAAATGATGGTGCGATAATATCGGTCAGCCGTACAGCGGTCACGCCTCATCACGCGGCACGTCGTCGACGATCTGCACCGCGCCTTGGACGTCGATCTGCTGCTTGTCGATCCACATGCCGAAACGCTTGCCAAGTAACTCTAGGGCCTTGATCTTGTCGGCGAATCGGATCTCTCGCTCGATGCCTGTTCCACTCTCCGTCGGGATCGTCTTCACCTTTACACTGGCGATCGCGGCCGTGTCATCCTCTGTTGCTGTGGCCATGATCCGCGCCTCATCCATATCCACGACTTCGGGCGGATTCACGAAGGCGATACGGGCGAGCTCGCGGATAATGCGCTCCTGGGTGACGCCTGTGCGCCGCGACAGTTCGGCCATGCGCTGGTCGATGTACGCGCGAATCCTAGCATTTGCTAGCAGTCTCGCTGCTGTGACGTCAGCAGATCGCGGGCTGTATCCCGCCCGGATCGCCGCCTGCGTCGCGTTCAGGTCAATCAGGTATTCATCCGCAAAACGCTGCTGTTTCGGTGTGAGCTGCAT